CTTTCCTTGGGCCTGCAAAATGCTTTCACTCCCTGCCCCACTAGACAGAGTAGGCTGGAAATCTAATTCATCCGTTGGGTTACTAAAGTAAACCGTATCAGAATCAAATGCCACCAGATAACTATTAGCTGCGGTAATTCCCAGTAAGCTACTAGAATTTAACCCACTTAACGTAACCGGAACAATCTGGCCAGTCACCTTATTATAAGTGAAAATCCCATTGCCCTGGTAGCAAATATAAGACTTACCTTTTAAATAAGCAGTCGTAACCATGCCTGCCATTCTCATTGGCGTAGGGGCGCTTTGCCAATTATTATCCGGAGCCTTAACGTAATTAATCCCTTTGGCAGGGACAAAAATAATCGAAGGGTCGGTGCCAAATTGTAACTGGAAAGCCGAATCAAAATCCTTTGCGCCAGGCAAACCAGGAGCAACCTGCGCGAATCCTACACTTTGCATTCCATGAGTAAACGGAAGGCAATTATGTAAATATAAAAAAGACGGAATGCCAATAAAGGCATCCGCCTGACTTCCAGAATACTGATTCGTTACAACATAATCAGTATCAAAGCGGCCCCTGCCAGCCACACTAGCGCCATAATTACTGGACACTAATGGAAAACTGCTGGCAGTCATATTTAATCTAAACGTAGTACGAGACATTATTCCCACCTCGTTCTGAGATTCTACGAATCCTTGCCTGTGGATTTCCCACCATTAAGGCTTCTGTTTTATATTTAACGGTTGCGCCACTTTCACTTCTGACGGTGGTGCTGCCAAGTCCTGCACTGACCCCACTTTTGCAAAGGGAGACTTCTCCTTTAACGTAAAGCGCTTCCGCTTGTCCATCAAAGATTTGTGTAGAGGCAGGCGTAGAAAAGTGTTCGACATAAACTGTGTCCCTTGAGAAGGCATTTCTTGTTTTTATGTGGGCTTCCCAGGGTTCTCCTGAGTCCTTCCCTTCCAATTCCACTCCGGTAACTTTAAACTTACAAGTTGCGGAATTCGAACTTACTTCTAAATCCGCTTGGGAATTAAGACTAAAGGTGTCTACGTTCCGTTTAAAATCTACACCTTCTATTCCAACTAGGGTACAAGCCGCCGAGCAAAAGATCTCTACACATTGTAACCAATCCTTTGGGCAAGGCATTCGGATTCGAGCAGGAATCACACTTGGAATTACCTGTGTCCTGACACAGAAATTATCGTTTTCAAAATCCCGAACCGTTACAGTTACCTTCTGCACACAAGGAGAACTTAATACAAAATCCAATTGCAGAAAATTCCGTAATTGCGAAATCTTCTGGAAACTGTTCCAGCCTGGCCGCAAATTAAAAATAACTCCTGCGGTTGTCTCTTCTTTTTCCACGCTTGCCGAATCAAAAAACTCCATACATGGCATCGTAAAGATCAGAGGCTCTGGTGGTTTAGTCTCCATGGATAGCCCCTGAGTTTAAAATGCTTGAATCAGCGGATAACAATTCTTCCCGCATAATCTCAGGATTATGTAATTGCGTTACGCGGTCTGCGTAAAGCCGCTGCTTATCAGTTTGTCCGCATTCGCCAAAGATAATACTTGCCACTTCCTCTACGATTCCGTTCCCGTAAGTTTCTGCAATCCAAGAATAAAATTTAGTATCCGAAATATCCGGTTTACCCAGCATTGCGATTAGCAATTCATTATGCGGAGCCGCAGTTTTAACATGCAATGCATGACCTAATACGTACCAGCAATTAGTTTTCCCTCTGGAGACCCCAGGAAGAATCGCATCAATTCCTAATTTCTCCAGTGGCTTAATTATTCCTGGAACTCCTATTTGTAAAATATCCCGATGTTTCGGAATCGTAGTTAAATCTACTGTGCGCGAAGTAACCGAAGAAGTGGCTTCCCATTGAATAACCTCCACGTCGCGCCAAAATCTTTCCATTCGATGCTTACCTAAAACGACAGTCTTAGTGTGCCGAATAATATCATCTCTACGTTCCGGATGTTTTGACAACTCAACACAGCCTTGAACTAATTCTTCAAGCTGTGGAGATAATTCTCTGAAAGCCATTAGATAACTCCCATTGCTAATTCTGGGGATAATTCAGTAACGCCTGACATTGTGCGTAATTGCGCAGCTTCATTAGCTGAATCCGTCAGGTAAACACCATTTTTAGAAAATCGCTTTTTGCTTTTCTCACCGTTAAGCCAAATACAAGCACCGCTTGGGCCTAAGAAAGTAATTACATTTGGCATATCAGGTTTTAATCCTGCCGGCTCTACTAAAGTCTTAGGAGTAGGAGGAGTAGCTAAATTAACACCTTGTTTTGACAATCGACTTGCGATTAACGCAGCCATGGAACCCATACCTGGGCCAGTAGTTTCTAATGCCATAATAATTCACCTGTAATATTTAAGTTGTTTTGTCCAGATAGCAAAAAGGGAGGAGAATTACCTCCTCCCTTTTCCTTAGAACGCCTAGAATTAAGCGTTAATCGTCACGCACTCAGCATCCGACACGATAACATTAGGGTCATCGCAAGGATCTTTAACGCAAGCGCTAACAGAAATCTGCGAGAGTGCAACGTTATTTAACGTGGCGCTATTTGCAATGTAGAAACTGACTACATTAACTTTACCCCAAGGCTCAGCACCTTGAATCATGTTTTCCACGTAAGCTGGGAGCGTAAACGTCACGCTACCGTTACCAGAACCATCCGCAGTAATCGTTTGGATTCCGTTAGGCGTCACAACATTATAAGCCTGTGCAGCTTTGTTACCGGTAATCGTAAGTGTAACTTGCGTTCCACCAGCGACAGCGCCAGATTCACAAGGATGCGAGATACTAAATTGCGCGTAATAAGTAGTCGGTAACGTTGGGCAAGGTTCGCACGCAACATCACAAATACCAGTAATCACAGCATTAGCACTTGGCAGCGATAATTCCAGCGTAAGTTCCGTTAAGAAACTGCCACCTTCAGCATCAATACCAGCATCAACCGCAGCGCTTGCATCTTCCGAATTTACACGGGAGTTAAACGCACGGTGCGTAGTCTTACGACCTTCCAGATTAAGCAATTTAAGCGTGCTCAAATCCAGAACTAACATCATCCGTGACCAATCAGGATTGATATTAAACAGCGGATGCTCCATTACCTTATAGTTACCACGAGTGGTAATAAATTCAGAGAAGCGATGGCCGAATTTAGTCTGGCCGTTAACCAGATTCTTTTGGCCGCTGTAATTACCAAGCTGATTAATTGCCTTAACAGCAATCTTACCGCCGAACAGAATACGATCATTCATGTTCGTGCTGTCAGTGTTATAATCAAACACTGGGTCAAGCATATCTTCCAACATGCCCATCGTAATTACGCTTGGCGACAGATGATAATTCTCAGGTGCGTATTGGCGCATTAAACTAAGAATACCATCCATTTTGCGCAAAGGCTGGCCGTTCATAACAGTCTCAACACGCTGGCCGAACAGGAGATTCATTTCCATATCCGTAGCATGTTGTACCATTGCTTCGCGCCGATTCTTAGTCAGTGGGTTTTCACCAAACTTACTAAGTTTCATTGCAGCAGTCGTACCAGAAACCGCCCAAGAATCACGGAAAATCTGCGTTACGTTAGTAAGATCTTGCCCATTGCCCCCAACGCGAGCTTGTGGGCGTAAAGAACTTTCTTCAAACGCAGTAGAAATACGCCAGAGTTCTGTGCCAGATGGGATTACTTGGGGCGGAACGGTACCAAAACCGCGTAAGCCCAAAATCGTAAATTCATCAATCACACTTTGCACACGAATGTGCTCATGCGTCCCGTTAACTTGAATAACCACGCCATTTGTGAATTGCGTAGCGTCAGCAACAGGAATTCTGGAAGCCGTGCCTTTAGCAGCAGCCGCCACAGACGCAGTAGTTGCGGTATGTGGGAATTCTTGTTGTTCAATTTTCCAAGCATGAGTTGGAACATTTAACGTGCCAGTTTTAGTCAGGGCAGTAAAGCCCAAAAGTGGCATCGAACCGCCAGGAAAGCGTTTAAAAACCGCTCCCTGGAAACTTTGCAGCATCACATCTTCAGGATTGAAGTTTGTGCTATTAAAAATACCTAAGGTACTCATTCTATCATCTCACTTTGCTAATTAATTAAAGAAGTCGTCGCCAAAACTGTCTGTGGTTCCGGCAGGTTTCAGGTTTCCTGTATTTGTATTTGTTTTATTCTGTGGGGCCAAACCATTTACAAGGTTCGTAATGTGTTTGGTTGCATGCTGGGTAATTTCTTGCTGGGTGGCCTGTGGATATTGGGCTGTTAAGCTAGAAACTAACGCGTCATAAACTGGTTTGTAAGCTGGATTAGCTAACATTGGGTTAGCTTCAAGGACCCCAGATTGCACGGAGCGTTGAGCTAAAAGTTGTGAAAGCTCACCGGTTTTAAATTTCTCAAATCCGTGATTTAGCCCATGCTCCGCCAATTTCATTGCATTCTTAGCTGACATGCTAAGGCCAATTTGGAAAGCTTGGTCAAGGATTCCGGAAAGAGCAGCCGCTTTTTCTTGATTGCCGTCGAAAAGCGAACTTAGAATCTCTGGCTTAATCGTGGTAGAAATCCGAGCAGCGCCAAATGCTTTTGACAGTGCGTCATCTGTGAAATCTGCGTAAGCACCTTTAGGTGCGTTATCTCCGGTAGCGGCAGCTGCGGCAGCGGCTGGAGCTTTCCAAAGATCAGCAAGATTATTAAGTCCTGCGTCTAGTTCAGAAATTGCCGGAGTCGTTGTGCCATTAGCAGCTGCGCCAGAATTTCCAGCTGCGCCTTGGCTAGTTCCTTGGCCAGCGGCGGCTCCATTATTTGCTGCGCCTGCGCCACTATTTTGCGTGGTGCCTCCACCTGAACTTTTACTTCCGCCAAAATTAAAGAAATTCTGCGCTGGGTAACGATTAAGCCACATATTTATTCACCTATAAGAGTTGTTAGAATTGCTATTTGGCCAGTAAAAATATGCCAGTTAGCTTTAAAATCACTGGCTTCGGGGTTAAGCGACAGCTTACCGACCACCGCCATAGTTCGCATATTATGCAACAAATGCCGTTGCTCAGGTGTGAGGGATTCTAAGACTTTGTCTTTTGGCGAAACCCCTTCTGCATTTTGTTTCTCTAGGTACGCGTAATATTCAAATTGCCTTACCTTATTAGCCATAATATCAGCTTGTTGGGTTTCCATAATTTATACTTTCGCTTATTGTGTTGGAGTTTGATTAGCGCTGGTGGCCTCTGGAACCTGCCCACCTGCGGCAGCTTGGGCCGCCAATTGCAATTGTTGTTGATTCATAGCTTTTTGTTCTTGGGTGAATCGGAAAGATTCTATCCGGCGGAACCCACTTAACTTTGCGTAATAAGCGAACATAGAAACTACATCATATTCCTGAGCGAGCGCCGGATTCGCTTGAGTTGCTTGCAGAACGTTACCTAAAACTGGGAGCATTGCTTTAGCTGCACTGGCCGCCAATCCGTCACCGAGTTCGAATTCAATTAATCCTTTACGCAGTGTAGCAATATCTATTTTCAACGGCTGTCCTGTAGATGAATCCGTAATCACTTCATTCGCTTTATATTGCAGAATGTTAGCCTTAATCATTTCCTTAATCGGCGTAAAGAATCCAGTCTCTAACATAATTGCCATAAGCAACATTCTTGATTCCGTGCCCTGCACTGTCTCTTGGAATTGATTATCAGTCTTATTTCCTTTTACGAAATTCCCTTGAAACGCTGGATTTTGCCCACCTACTTTATCTCCAAAAGTGGAAATCTGAGCGGCTTGATTCATCCGTAACCCAAGTGCTGGGTCATTATAAGGGATTTGATAATAAGCCAATGCTGGGTTAAAATTCATACTTGCAGCACCGCCGCGAAGTGGAATCTTACTGCTGCCGGATTTACTGCGTAAATTCTGTGGGTCAATATAAAGCGGATTATAAATCGCGCGGTCACCGATAACCCTATTGGTACTTTTTAATTCCGCAGTCCAAAGCTTACTGGCCATCCGCTGAATATCCTTTAAATTCTCCGCGTAACTTACCGTTTGGTAATCTAATCCGTCACCTAATGGCTGGCCAAAAACCATCGGCAGATATTGATGCATATTAGTCTGCTGCTGCGCGAAAGCTAAAACGTTATTAACGTAAATTAACTTCCAAATTTGCGGCATTGCTGAGCCTGGAAAATTCATTCCGAATTCATCTGGAACAATCCGTACATATAATTTAAAAACGTGATAGCCTTTAAATTGTTGTTCGCCTGCTGGGTCATTAACGTAACGGCCGTTTTTAACTTCTTTCTTTGCCGCCTCTTCGTCAAAAAATCCATCGCTGAAAATCTGAGTTACACCGGAGCCAGCTCCACTTCCTAAGTCCTTAACGTAATTAGTATTATAAGCCGATGGCTTAATCATTGGGTCAGTGGCGACAAATAAGAATTTATTGCTATCCAGAATCTCTTTTGCTGTGGACTGTAATCCAGCCGCAGGTAAATCCTGGAGCATTTGATGCAATGCAATTCGGCTATAATATTCCACATATCCAGCGTAAGCTCCTTCTGTGTGAATCTTACTTGGCGAAACAGTTCTATCCCAAACCGCATTATGAAGTGGGATTCGACGTAAACTATTCGCCTGGCGTTGCACTTCTTTTGCTGCCGAGCCGCCATCTGGGTCAGAAGTCCGCACCGTTCGGGTAACAAAAT